CTGCGCTGCTATTTTCAAAAGCATTCTTACGTGCTTGAACAGCAACTTCTTGTGCTACAAGCTCTGCAATATATCTTAAACTGAAAGATGCGTCATCTGATGGTATTCCATCATATAGCATAGTCCTAATTTGTTCGCTTATTTGTTGATAGGTCATTTCGCTTGTTGTGTTTCTACTTGTGAAAATTGTTGCAACATGCCATCTCTCATATTCATCGCTATGTCTTGTAATGCGAGATAAATAATATTATCCAAGTCTGTTTCGTTCCACTCGGGCTGAACAGAAGTTAATGGATTGTAAACAGGCCTACTGCCTGATACTTGTGTTACTGTAAAAGCAAAGCCTGAACCTGTACCTCCAATGTTAGCAGCGTTAGCAGACAGAACATTACCGATTACATATCCATTACCTGCCGTAGTTATAGTAACAGAAGTAACCTGCGCACTTGAAACAACAATCGTTGCTCTTGCACCACTACCTGTACCACCTGTTATTACAACATTTGTGTAAGTTCCGTTTGTATATGAACTACCTCCAACTAAAGTACTAAAAGCAGTAACCCCATTCAGCGTATACCCCCAAACACTTGTTGTAGGTGCTTTAAGGTAAATCAAATTTGCCGTAGCTAAAGTTACTGGGTAAAATTGTAAATACGTTTTGTATTCTGTATAAATAGCAAATGTAGTAGTTGGTGCTTCTATCTTTGATGATAAATGATTTGCTAACCTATCTTTCTCTATCCTAGCAACAAGGTATTGCTCCGTACCAACAGTATGAGTTAAAGCATCTACGTGAAATAAATCCGATGGGAATGTGTATTGACCAGCAGTACCACCACTTGTAGGCATGTTAATAGCAGTTAAGGGACTAAAAAATCTACTTAAAGCATCAGATATACGCTGTGTTTTATAATATTGTGCGTAAAGAGAATTGTAATACTTAATTTCTGCACGAGGAAAAATTAAATTAAAATCATTGGGAGAAATATTTCCCAAAAAACCATTTTTATTGGCACGATATTGTACTAACTGAAATATGTCGTTGATATTTGCCATTGAAATTTCTTACTTAAACAAATGTAATACAAAAAATATAATAGTTTTTCAAATCAAAAAACCCCACACCTTTCAGCATGGGGTAAAACAAAGAGAGAATTTGGACAGAATCCTCCTTTTGTAAATTAAAGATTTGATAATTGCTCAAATAAAGCAAGGATGTCCGATTCTTTGTTTACTGCCCTTTCTGCAAGTTGTTGTGCAACATCTGCATTTGGAGCAATGCTTGTAATTTCTGCTCTACTTTCAGACCAAACAAGTTTTGCAGTATCTCTATTTACAGTGATAAGGTCATTCTTAACTGCTTCTGAAAAAGCATATTGATATTTGTTCTTTGGATTTACAAAGTGCTTAACAAAATAAGCAGGGTTTGATTTAGCAGAAAGAATAAAATCCTTGCGTGTTCCTGCTTCGCTTTGTTCTAAGCTAATTCCTAAAACACTTGCAAACTCATTCATCTCTTTTACAGAACAGCTTCTTGCAGCACTTTCTGCTTCCCAAACTAAATCTAAAATATCTTGTGTATTCTTTAATATAGCTTCAGGATTAAGTAAACGATATACAGGAGGAATTTGCTTTAATTGTTTCTTCTTGCCCTCGTACATATCCTGTATCATTAAAGCAGCAAGCTTAGATTTCTCAATACCTCTAACCATTAACTTTCCTTTTTTAAATTCAAGTTGGTTGTCTGTATTTGAAAGTAACGATGCTTCTTCTTCTTTTGTTAAATCACGCTGCTCATCAATCCAAATTGATTCTTCAGTATTGATAAATCTCCAAGCTCTTTGACGATTTTCTACTTCATCCCAAGCAAGACCACTATTAGGTATAGCAAATGTTGGAGGATAAAGAGTATCACTCTTACCTACACTCTTTTCGCTATTTCTTCCTGTAATGATAACAACCTCTGGCTTATAAATCTCGTAAGTTTTAATAAGCTCAAAATCAAAGATTTTATCTAAATCATCTACGACTTGAACACTTTTTTTCCCAAAATTTGGGTTTCCTTTTTTCTTTTCAATTAAAGCTTCCATTTTTCTCTTTTGTTTTTATTTAAAAAAAAGGGTGAGGAATTTCCCCACCCTTCTACCTATTTTATTAGGATTTTTTAAGAATCAAATATTGATTTGCTGCGAATACCATTACTCCGTAATACGCTTGCTGAAATACATCTAATTCCAACTTGGTAGTCTTACCGTTAGGTGAAAGACCGCCTGTTTCTCCGATAACAACTTTTCCGAATCCGGGAATGTTTTGGTAACGAATACAGAAGTTAGGAACAATGTTCTTAGTTCTTGCATCTTGACCTGTTCCTTTTGGAATTAACAAACCGAAGTTATCACGAGTAGTTCCTGCAACATTGTTGCCATAGAAAGCTGCTTGTGAGAATGGTAAGTAACGAGTGAAGTTGTACTTACGTTGGTACGGAGTGAATGACTTAAATCCTCTCGCAAGGTCTAAGTTGTCCATGCTTCCTGTTTGTGCGTACAAAATAGCACCGTTGTTGAAGTCGTTACCCAAAGCGTTTTGGATTTCGATACTCTGATTAGTATCTGACAACCAATCGTACTCACCTGGTCCACCTTGACTATCAATCTGACGCTCAATTTGAGCAAAAGTAGTCTGTGCGCCCATAGTAGAATAGTATTGAGTAGTTCCGTTAGCCTGTACTTGTTGGATAACTCCTGCTGTACCTGATTCGTTGTAACCCAAGTTATCAGTAAGGTTTGAATCCATAAGAGCAACTTCTTTTTGAAGCATCATCTCATAGTTGTCATCCTTCAACTGCTTGTACTTGTAGAAACGCTGTCCATCAATTTCAAAGTCAATTCTTTCTGCCATTGACAAATCGGTGAACTTGCTATCCTTACGGATTTGAGTACAAAAGTTAGTGTACTTGTCGATGTTACGAACTTCAGTACCTGTGTAATCAGATGCCTCACCTAAGTACTTGTAACCTCTGTTCTGTAATACATCACCTGCAAGAGTTGAAGCATTTTCAGTAGCAATTACTGGTGTTAATACAAATGTGTGAGCATAAGGAGTAGCCTTGTTAGGAACTGCACTTACACGAGATTCAATTCCTGTACGAGCATTGTAGTAAATCTGTCCTTCGTTTGGTAAAGAACGAGTACCTGAAGCTGAATAAGCTCCTGCTGCAACAGTAATAGTTGCTGGTGCGCCTGCTGATACAGAAACAGCTGTTGCTGACTGTACAAAGCCCATAGCACGACCTGCTTGCTCATAGTGGTAGAACAATTTGTTATCAGTAGGCATTTCATTACCTGCTAATTCGTTCATCATTACGATTGGAACGAACTTCCACTTGTCGATAAATTGATTGTATGCACGAGGTACAATGATGTTAAGCTCACTTATGAGCGTGCCTGCTCTGGTTACAGAGGGGGTGGTAAAACTTGATGGTAAAGCTGACATTTTCTTGGCTTTTAAATTCTATAATTTTTGTTAACTATTCCCCAGCTTCCATAGCTACTTGCCAAAATGGTTTAGAAACTTTAAAATCAGATGATGATTTATCATCCATATCAATGTTCTTTATATCTCTTGAAATAACTTCTTTTCTCGTAGCGGTTTTAATTTGCGTTGCCACAGAGCCAATCATTTTGCCTTCATTTTCTAATTTATAGACATCCTCGCTAATTTTTAGAATATTTGGCTTTCCTTCTTGGTCAAACCAACCACGTTTTGATAGGTAGTCGGAAGCATTGAAATTCTTCATGGTTGTTGTTAGGTTCACTTTTTCTTCTTCAGTAATTTTATAAACGACATCCTCGCCATTTAATTTATACTTAAAGTTTGAAATTTTTGGAACTTCACTTGTAACCATTTCCTCCCATTGTTTATTTGCTTCTGCAATTTCTTCTTCGGTAGGTTGATTTTCTGCTTCTTGGGTAAATTTGGGAAATTCTATGTTTTTCTTTTGTTCATCTAAAGTGCGTCTTGCTTCCCTTGCATCCCTTGCAAGGATTGTTTCACGTTCATCAATAAGCTCATTATAGTCAATAGCACTTTGGTATTCTTCAGGGTAAATATCTTCATCAATGCTTGACAAATCTTTTTTACCTGATAGGCTTCCGTACTTTGACTTAATTTCAATAGCTACGTCTCTTTCAGTCCATGTAGGATTTGAACGAATTAAGCTTTCTTTTACTACATCAAAATCAGACATAGAGGAATAGTCTTTTCTCTTTTCTGATAGGTAGTTAAAAACTTCTTCTTCATTTCCTGACTGGAAAGCAGCAAATAGCTTTTTGGCATCCTCATTCATTTCAGGGTATTTCTCAATAACCCTTTCTAATACTTGTGGTTGCTCTTCTACGATTTCTTTATTGGATTCTTCTTCGATAATGGTTGCACCTTCAGGTAAAACTATTTCAACCGAATAATCAGCAACAGGAGTTTCTAATTCATTACCTGCGGTAACAATTTCTTTTCCTTCTTGGGTAGTATCTACAACCTGTTCTTCAAAATTATCAAGAACAGCGTCTTCCCATGTTTTTGCTACATTTACTTTTTCACTCATTTTGATTTGTCTTTAAATTCTCTTATACAAAACTAACGTAGTTTTTCAATGTTTTTTTAACTTACATCATTTGCTCTTCTTCGCCTTGCATCACTTCTTCTTCACCCATTTGTTCTTGACCCATCTGTTCTTGTTGCATTCCCATTTGCTCTTGCTCCATGCCTTGTTGCTGTTGCATCATGGCTTGTTGTTCTTCAGCAGCCATTTGTTGTGCCATCTGCTGTGCTTCTCTTTCGTTTTCAGCAAGCTCTTCCATTAACATCTGTTTGTTGGTCTTATCTACAAGGCCTATACCATCAAATATCATTGAAGGCATTTGTTCGACAGTCTTACCTTGTGCAAACAATGCTTTCATAAGCTCTATCTTCAATATGCTTGAATACTTGGTTATCTCCTCAATCTTCATTGACTCCAACCTATCATTCTCTCTTTTAGCTTCCAAATCATTCTTTAATTGAATAACCTGCATCTCGCCATTTGACTTAGCTTCCGCTGCGGCAATAGCTGCTTCGGTGTTTGATTGTGAGTTTAATTGAGCTTCTTTAATTCTTTGCTTCTCACGTTTCTTTTGTCTTGCAGCTAATAAATAAGAAGCGTATTTAATATTTGTTTGAGATAACTCCTCTACTTGTAAAGCATCTTGAAGAGAAATTTCTTTGTTGCTTAAAGCAATATTTATCCTTTCTTGCAATATAGCTTGTGCAGTATCGTCAAGTACAGCTTCAATCTTTACATCAAACTGCGCCCTCTCAAAATCTTCGGTAGATTCTAAACGTATATATTCTACCTTGTCATTACCCAACGCAGCCATATATCCTTCATAGCCACCTTTCTTATAAACAAGAATATCCCAACCCAACTGTTGAACTTTTTGTGCAGTCGGCTCCATGATGTTTAAGTACGCATTGTAAATATAATTCGATGCACTTTCTCCCTGCTTACGTGCATCTTGGAATACTTGCTTACCTACTGCTTGATTGTTTATCTGACCTGAATCTAATGCGTTAGAACCAATGATAGTCACAAGCTTTTGATATTCTGCTTGCCATTGACCTTCAATCTGCTGAAGTTTATTTGAGAAGTTTACATTGTTAGGAGTAATAGGTGGTTGTCTTCTTTCTTCGCCATCGTCACCGATACTCTTGTAA